ACAAACAATAGTACCACATATCCAGTGACGGACGAAGGTACAAACAATAGTACCACAGATCCAGTTACGGACGAAGGTACAAACAATAGTACCACAACTCCAGTGACGGGCTATGGTATAGCAACATATCATACCCCAGAAACATTTAGCACTATATTAAATAACCCAATCGTTGGATTATCCGCCGAACAAATAGCAAGTGGAAATTTAGTATCAAATGACCGCATCATGATATATGACGGGGTAGGATCAGAAACATTTTATACAATTGATCCTGATCTAAACGATAATTTGCTTATATACTCACAATTGCCTAGTCAAAGTACGACATATCGCGAATTTTTGTCCTTTGTATTCCAAATTGTAGAAGATAGAGAGAATCCCGGCTATTATCGTATAGATAGTGAATTACACTCCATGTATTCGTTAGATATTGATTCTACTGGTAATTTATTTTTCAACGCACCATGGAAATATGGACGGGATACAAATAGTGGATATCTATTATTTGAATTAAATAACACCGGTTTGATTTCATATAAACGATATAAATATAATGTGAACACAACAACAGATATGTCTAGTGCGTTTGTAGAAGACCTTACCTTTACAGGAGGCGTATCTTATAATGTGGGATTTTATGATTTTAATGTGGACTTAAGTATTCCACACGATTTTAATCCAAACAATACTTCTTATGCAACAAACCCGCGGGTCATATGGCCTGGAAATGGTATTAGTGGTGATATTGGCAACCTATCATCGAATGAGTATTTTTCAGGAACTTTCCAAAATAAAATATTAGACAAGTATCAATCACAAATCACTTCAATTGGATTAAATGATAATACGCTAATTGCAGCAGATAGTATGCTTGATAATATCTTTACTACTCTTGGTGAAAGTAATATTCGTTATCCAAAAGAGGTATACCAAAACTTCAGAACCGGATTGCTTTCTACTACATTGGATTCACTTTCCATTGTAAATGCAGACTTAACACAAAATAATGTACCCTATGTATATTTTACAAATGAAAACGATCATCCTTTTATGGTGATTGCAACATGTGGTATTGCGGATAAACCAAATCGTCTAATAGATGTTCCAACACCACCAGGAGATGGAAGTAGTCCGGGTTATGCCGAAAATCATGTTACACGGGATGCAACACTCGCTTCATATTTAATAAAAATACCTATGTTTGATTATGGAAACATTAGTAATTTAACCGAGAATGTTCTAACGGGCGATAAAAATAATTTAAGAGATGATGAATCATCAAGTGACTCATATTCCGTATACAATTATGCAAGTACATCCTCTATTGGTATTGCAGTAGACGGAGTACCAATATATCCCGTACTAAACAATAAGTTGATCCCCGCACAAGAAAAAGCAGAAATTACAAATACGGGTATTCATGTTGGACGAGGATTAGAGTTACATTACCACGCGGACGGTCATAGTGCCACAAAGAATAATTTGAATTTATATAATAATAATGATTATGTTGGTTATGCCCATCCTCCATTGATTGGATTTGGATATGATGGTATTGCCTTGTTTGGAATATATGATCCCAATCATAGCACCATGGAAGGATATAATGTACCATTGGATGAATTTGGTGGACATACTCATGCCAACGATATTTCATTGGGTTATCATTACCATGCACATCAAGCAAATCCAGTGGTTGAAGATATAAACGATACAACTATTGATTATACATTACATATATTAATGAAAGGAGCATGGAAAGGAAATATCAATACTATACCAGAATTCTGGAGCAATGGTCAACCAAACGTAAAAGGAAATGATGTATATGTGGGTGTAGAAGAACCAAATAATAATTAAACAACTATAGGACTATAACTTGATATCATAAAAACATTTAAATAGAATACTTGATTTTATGATATTATGACACCAAAACCAGAACTCACCGGCGAAACGATTGGTATTGACTTGGGAACGACCTATTCTTGTGTTGGTATATGGCAAGATGATAAAGTAGAAATTATTGCAAACGACCAAGGAAACAGAACGACCCCTTCTTGGGTTGCATTCAATGATAGCGAAAAGTTGGTGGGTGAATCAGCAAAAAATCAGTATAATACTAATCCAGAAAATACGATTTTTGACGTAAAACGTTTCATGGGTCAACAATTTCAGGACTCACACGTTCAAAATGAAATCAAACATATGCCTTATTGTGTGAAATCTGGTAAAAATAACAATCCGACTTTATGCGTACAATACAAAGGAGAATCCAAGGAATTTAGTCCCCAAGAAATCAGTGCATTGATTCTGGAAAAAATGAAATCTACTGCCGAAGCTTATTTGGGAACAGAGGTAAAAAACGCGGTCATTACCGTGCCTGCCTATTTCAATGATGCCCAGCGACAAGCTACCAAAGACGCGGGAGCCATTTGTGGACTCCATGTATTACGCATTATCAATGAACCAACTGCGGCGGCCATTGCCTACGGATTGGATCAAAAAAACGAAGGAGAAAAAAATATAATTATTTATGATGTGGGTGGGGGTACATTGGATGTTACCTTGCTTTCCTTGGACGACGGGATATTTGAAGTAAAAGCCACGAGCGGTGACACGCATTTGGGAGGGGAAGATTTCGATCATAATCTGATGGCACATTTTATCGAAGAATTCAAACATAAAAACAAAAAAAATATCAAAGAATCAAAGAAAGCCATGGCAAAACTGAAAAAGGAATGTGAACGCGTGAAACGTTCTTTGTCTTCTTCATCTCAGGCTCATCTAGAAATAGATAGTTTAATGGATGGGATTGATTTTAACACCACGATTACCCGTGCCAAATTTGAACGATTGAATTCATCTTTGTTTCAAAAATGTCTTCATTGTGTGGAAAAAGTTCTCAAAGATTCCAAAATAAGCAAAAGTGATATTGACGACATTGTATTGGTTGGAGGCACCACGCGTATTCCAAAAATGCAGCAATTGTTGAGTGATTATTTTGGAGGAAAATCGTTGTGTAATTCCATCAATCCCGATGAAGCAGTTGCGTACGGGGCTACGGTCCAAGCGTCCCTATTGGCGGGAAAAAAATCGGAAAAGTTGGAAGAATTGTTGCTATTGGATGTTGCTCCTTTGTCGCTTGGATTGGAAACATCGGGTGGTATCATGACTCCTTTGATTCCACGCAATACGTCTATTCCCGTACAAAAAAAACAGATCTTTTCCACCTATTCAAATAATCAACCAGGTGTTTTGATTCAAGTATACGAAGGCGAACGCTCCATGACCAAGGACAATAACAAACTAGGACAATTTGAATTGTCGGGAATACCACCCATGCCCCGCGGGCAACCACAAATTGAAGTGACTTTTGACGTGGACGCAAATGGTATATTGAATGTAAGCGCCCAAGAAAAGACAAGTGGTAAAAAACAAGAAATCACCATTACCAACGATGGATCGCGTTTGAACAAAGAAGACATTGAACGAATGGTTCAAAATGCGGAAAAATTCAAAGAAGAAGATGAAAAACAAAGACAAATACACGAGGCCAAAAACCAATTTGAGAATTATATTTATCATACAAAATCAACAATAGAGGATGATAAAATGAAGGAAAAACTGGGCTCCGAATATGAAAATATAATGGCCAAGCTAAATGAAGCAGAAGGTGTACTACAAGTGGTAGACGTTTCCAAAGAAGAATATGAAAAAGCTCAACAAGAACTAGAAGCCTTTATTAACCCAATCATGCAAAAAATCGTCCAAGAAGGAGGTGGGGAAACCATTCCACCGTCGCCCCAAGAAACCCCTTATGAACCGGATCTGGAAGAAATCGATTAAAACGATTAGGTGTCACTTTTATTTTGAAAGATTTGTTCCAATAATTCAATTTGTGTTTCATTCAAAGGTTCTGGTTGTTTCACGTGAAATTCAATGATTAAATTCCCACTCTTATCCCCCCGTTTAAATCCCAATTGTTTGATTATTTTTTTATTTTGATCCATAATGATTTTTCCTTTTGGATTATTTAGTTTTAGTTGTTGTCCGTTAATATGCTTCAATGCAAAGGTGAATCCCAATAAACTTTCCTTAAATGATATGTGATGATGAACGATTAGATCCATGCCTTGTCGTTGGAACATTGAATCTGGTTTCAATAACATATGTATTTTTACATCACTTTGTTGTTTGTCTTTTACATTTCCTTTACTAACCAACGTGATCATTTCATTGTGATCTATACCACTTGGGATATTTACATATAAGGTTTCTATTTCTTCGTAACTTTGATGTCCAATTGTAATTTGCCGAGAAATTTTGATGGGTTCGCAAGCACCTTCATAGGCTTGCTGAAATGTAATTTCGTGATTATGATGTATATCTTCAACAATATCCACTTTTATTTTTTCTTCTTGAACGTGGGGAGGCATGGACGGAGGTTGATGCATGGATGAAGGAAATTGCATGAAGACAACATCGTCCATTGAATTAAACATGGACTGTTTTGATTTATGTTTGGATTTTTGATGCATGCGTTCGGGATTGAATCCTCCGAACATTTGGCCGAGAATATCCGTTAAATCGATATCAACGTTATTCGAAAACATGTCGTTATTTCCACCTATCATCAATTCAAAATCATATTGTTTTCTTTTTTGAGAATCTTTTAATACATCATACGCTTCATTGATTTTCTTATATTTTTCTTCTTTTATTGAATTTCCAGGATTTTTATCCGGGTGATATTCGAAACTCAATTGGCGGTATGCTTTTTTAATTTGGGTTTCATTTGCATCATTGGAAACTCCTAAAATTGTATAATAATTTTCCATTTATAATGTTTTATGAAAATAAGATATAAATTTAACCTTATATCTTATTTAATGAATTTACAATATATCCATACAATAGACGATCTTATTATACCCAAAAAAGAAGAATGGGTATCTTTTTATAAACAATGTAAAGACAATAACAATTTCAACATTGCGTGTATTGGTCCACATGACTCTTGTAAAACCACCATGATTGAATTGATTATTCAAGAATTTATACAAGATCATAAAGACATTCAAAAAGACAAAATCATTTATAAATTAAATACGTTAGATGATGTTACCCTACAACAAACCCCCAACGTATTATCTATTTTTTGTCAAAATTATGTGGCGTGTGATAAACTGGTCTATATTGAAATATTTGATGACATCACAGAACAAAAACAACAAGAACTCAAACAACTCATGGATAAATATTATTATTTTAAAAAAGGATACAAAGTTCATTTTATCATTGAAGGTACAAATGATTACCACATGAAAGATCATTTGAAATCCAGATTTCAATTCTTTTATACCTCTTTATTGAAAAAAGATCAATTATTTGACATTCTAAAAAAAACATCAAAACATCATAGTATTGATGTGGACGATAGTTGTTTATCATTTATGAAACAAAAACACAACATTTCTATCACCCCCCTTTTGTTATTTATAGAAAAAATGATTCTTTTAGATATACCTTTTATCTCTTACATGTCTTTTCACACTTATTATCAGTGTTTCGATGATTCATTATTTTCATCTTATTACGGATATATAGAAGAAAATAATATAAAAGAAGCAAATGAAATATTGTTTCAAATGTTTAGCGATGGATATGATTTAAGTGATATTTTATTTTTTTTATATTCATATGCGAAACATCACCATATGTATTATTATAGCATTGAAATCATTTGTTACTATATTAATGAATATTATAATGGAAATTATCATAAACTTTTAATCCTTTTTTTAACTTTTGATATTCAAAAAAAAAAAGAATCCTTAATGTAATTATGGTAGTTCAAGTAGTTCAAAAGGAGGTGGATCTCTTTGAACCCTTTGTAAAAACCCATTTTATATCAGAAAATGATTATTATATTTACAATATAGATGTGTTTAAAAAACTAGAATTTGAAAATCAATTGGGCCCCTTTTTGGAAAGTCTAAAACCATATTATTATAAAAATAAACATTTCTATTTAGAACGAGAACCAATTACATATAATAATTTCAATACTATTTTGAGGCAAGTATTCAGTAGAAACAATATTCAAATAGAGAAAAAAGTGAAATATATCATGTCAAAATATCAAGTAGAATATTACATTTATTTTACGAATACTGACGAATAAACTCTCCAATAAAGGTATGACTTTCTTTAATTTGTTCTTTATTCATTTTTAAGAAATATCCGTGTTGGGTGTATTTTTTGAAAAAAGGTACATTCACAAACAAACAATAGGCTTTTGAATCCAATAAAATCTCCTTTTGTGATAATAAATCTCTGCTTTCTATGGGGTTATTTTGTACGTCTGTGATTCCCATATATTTTGATTCATATTGCCTTAACGCGTATAATTTCTCAAATGTCTTATCAAAATGTTTATGATCCAAACTGTATTGATGGACGCATAAATATTCTAAATATGTCAAGTATAATCTCATATCTGAATCTTGTATTGGACAACTCATGAAGTAATTCGAACTAGGAATAAGTGCATTTGAAGATACATTCAAACCTTCATTTACGTGATGTAAAACTGTAAACGAATTGGGAAATAACATATTTTGATCGGGGCATTTATAAAAGAAGAAATAAGGTTCCATGACAATTCCGCCATATTTATAAATGAGTTTTGCCTTGCAATAATTTTCCCATTGTAGTAAATCGACACCAGATAATATATTTGGATTTTCAATATTACATAAATCTTCTTGATTTTCTTCTTGTAATAACTCTTTTACATTATTATTATTATATAAGATGACATCATACTTGGAAGAACAGTGATATATTACCGATTTCACACACAAAACACATATATCTAAATTCATTTCCTTCGACGTTCTTCCATAAAAATCACTCCAATTTCGCTGATTTGGTTCATAACTCATATGAATAAATATTTTTTTTTTCTTCGATTTTTGAATGTCAATATAGTTTTGAAAATAATAATGCTCTAATAGCGTTTGTTCTTCTATGTTGATATTGTTGTGTGTCACACGTTTTACGTTTCCATTATATAGTGTACAATTGATTACGATAAATACAATAATCACAATAAGAATGCAGGTAAAGATATTCATTAATATATAAGTATAATAAATTTTAATGAATAAAAACAATTATCTTTCAAGTGTCAAATATTTTGAAACATACGATTGATACTTTTCTGTCACTTTCTCTTTTTGTTTCATTTTTTGATATGCCATTTCTTTTGCTTGACTATTCAAAAGTTCTTCTTTTTGTTTCAAAAAAGTCTCACCTTGACTACGACTCATAATTTCTGCTTGATCATCATGTGCTAATTGTTGTTTGAGTTCATGAACGGAGTTAAATTTCGGTTTTTCCGCATATACCTTGTCTACATCCATTGCAATGATTGGTGTACTCCATGCTTGCTTAATATCATAAGTGTATAAATTAGATTTGTCATCTAATCCAACTTCTTCAATTGTTGGTGTTTCTATGATTTGATTTTGAAGCATTTGTTTACGGCTCTCTTCTACATCATTTGCATCATACATACCATCTTCCGATTTCAGCCATTCTCCATAACCGGTTTCGGTATCCTCTTTCACATAAATCGAATCAAACATTTTATTGAATTCTTTGGAAAACTCCTTAAAATGCGTTTTTGGATGTATGCCTCGTTTTTCTAAATAATCTTTAAAGTGTGTTTCAATATCAATGGATTGATTCAATTCAAATTCGTTTGTAGAATGGCTTGTATAATGATATATTTCTTCTATTTTGTAATACATTTTTCTAAAAAAAAGGAAATACGTATTTGGTAAATTACATTTATCTGGATGTAATTGTAGTACCTTTTTTTTGGCGCGTTTCAAATCATCTATTGTAAACTGTGGCGGCAAGGAAAATAAATTCAAAAGTTTATCATAGTTGTAATTGTCTTCATTTAAATCAATGTCCATGTTTATATATCATTGGGTTAAATTTATACTAAATTAAACGACATTATTGAATACGATCAAAGAGTTTTTGTATCGCACTTTCATTTGCACCAGAAATACTTTGTTGAGGTATATATTTATAATTATCTTCTATTTTGTCATAAATACTTTTTTGATAAAACAATACAGAAGGAACGCCATTTAATCGTTTCATTTTTTTTAAAAATATATATAAATCAGTACAAACATCAATATCTATTTCTACATATAAAAAGACATTTGTTCTATTTTGTTTATTTAACACATTGATTTTATCATCTACAAGATTATGAATAAAAGGATCAATTACCTTGCACGGTTTACACCATTCTGCTTTAAATTTCAATACAATATACTCATAAGTGGAACATTTCAACAAATCGACTAAATCTTCGCGTGTTTCTAAACAAACTTCCATTTCTTATACTAGATTTTATTATTTAAATTCTTTACGATTATCATAGTAAATTCTTTACGATTATCATAGTAAATTCTTTACGATTATCATAGTAAATTCTTTAATTGATTATAATGGTTTACCATTTTATTAATACTATCTATATTGATTTCATCCATATGTAAATGACTTTCCCAGAAATATTTACATAAAAAATAATCAAAACAATAGTTCATATTTTTCAATTGTGGTATTTGTGTATACATTTGACTTGCGCAATTATCGTAAACTGACTTGGGTATAATTTCTTTATGATTCGCATAGGGTAACACAAAAAACAACTGACTATATACATTTAATTCTTCTTGTGGTTCTTCTATATCCAAAAAAGTATGACTATCAAAAATAGGTATATAATGAATTAAATCTCTAAATAATGGTCCATATGAAAATCCATAATAAATCCTATTGTTCTTGTTTTGACCAATATAATAATACCACGTCCATTCTAATATTTCTAAATAATGTATACACACTTCTTCTACATCCGATATTTCTAAAATATAGGAATTATATTCTTGTAAGTTATCAAGTAGATATTTTTCCTTTTCATTATCCATGCACGGTAAAAAATTCAATTTATCTTCATATTGAATTCCTTTGATGTGTTGTTTTGATTTTATTTTCCAATTTAGGTTTTCTTTGATATAGGTATCTTCATTGTCTACCATGGTTTGAATAAAAGGACGAAAAGAAGACCAAAGTATCCTTTTTGTAGGTATATGGATCAAGGTTTTATTTGTTTTTCTATAAGCATCAATCAAAATTTGAATGCCATTGTTTCGTATTTGTATACACGGAACATGAGGCATGAAATCATTTCCACAAATAAAACACATGAAAATATAATCATAAATGGATTGTTGTAATGACAATTGTTTTTTATCATTATGTAACAACCCATGGATTTCATTGGCTAGTGTATCTAAACGAAAATAATAATGGTCCTTTTCATTGATTTGAGAAATATATTGGAAATGTTTTGTTTCTTTGTATAAATACGTAGAAAAGCCTTCTACTTGTAATAGCAAACCTAACATTATCAAATCTGCGTCTAGTCCGTATATCATTATATTTTTATGGTGATAGAAAGAAGGATTACTACGCAACAAATGGCAAATTTTATGTTCACCTTCATTGGGTTCATCACTTCCACTAAATTGAATTTGTTTGTGTTTACTGAATTGACCCGTCAAATATTCATCTAATCCCATCATGAAATCCGTTCCTGGTGTAATATGATTGGTATTCCAAGATTGGGTTTCTTGTTTTAAGATTTCTTTTGTCAAATGACTTTTAAATCGTCGCTGTCGTTGTTGGATCATTTTTGGTAAAGGTGGAATCCCATCAAAACACACATAGGTTTTACGATTGGGTGTAATGGTATTCACCAATAAGATAATTTTATCATATACCATTTGATAGACTTCTTGGTTTGAACTTACGTTTTTTAATTCATGAATACAATCATATATTAATGAATTCGCATCAACAAATAAATCATCGCAATCCATATGCTGTTTTTTGATTAAAATTGTTTTATGATTTTTCAAAATAAAATGAAAATAACTTGGTATGCCCATATAAGAATACACTTGTATTCTATTTAATTTATATTTGTTATATATAATATGAAAACGAATCAAAATAAGAAAGGTGGAGGCGGAGATGAAGATAATTATAATTCATCAAAACATGCCGCATATAATCCGTTGACTCAAGGAGGTCATAATATTGTAAACACTTCTTATGGAAGTATAGAGAGTCAAGGACGCGTCAAGGCCAATGGTATAAAGGGTCCAAATCTTCGTTTTTTTTCCTTGATTGGACCTTACATCACAGTTGGATGTTTCCTTTTATTAAGTATCATTAATATGAATATTAAAGGAGTCATTTATTTTATTGGTGTTGTGCTTCTCATCTTTGTTTCACATATAGTAAATAGTTTTTTACCCAGTATAAAGCGTAAGGACGGAAAAATAGATGATCAAAGTGGGTTAGCATTATGTCAAGCATATGGGTTTTCTCTTTTACATGGTTCATTGCCTTTTGGAATGCTTGTATATTCATATACATTTATTTATTTGTTTGTACCCATGATTCAATCCACAATCATGAATTATCCGTTATTAATGACCCTTCTTTTATTACTAGGAACCGATATCATGATTCAACTGAACACGAAATGTTTTAAGTTATCCACCCTCATCATGGGACTGGTTACTGGAATTCTTATAAGTCTAAGTTGGGTATTTATTGTCGCTAGTATGTCTCCGAGTGCATTATACAGTTTATCGGATTATTCGTCTGATAAGCAAGTGTGTTCCATGCCAAGTGAACAGAATTTCAAATGTAAAGTATATAAAAATGGGGAACTCATCTCAGCAATGACAACTTAAACAAAACTGTCTTTATGATTAAGTATAAATTGTTTGAATTCTTTCAAAAACAATTTTCGGTGAAAATTATACAACATCATTTTTTCTCCAAATTTCATATTCATAAGTGTTTTATAATAGATTTGTTGAGTTTCTTTGAATGATTTATCTTTATGTAAACGAACACAATCTTCCACACTTAAAACCGTTTTTTTTAGTCGTTTGTTTACTTCATTATGTATAACACATAAAATACGAATCAAATCTTGTTTTGTTTTAACACGTGCTTTAATACTATAACGGTTTAATAATGATTTTGCGTGACTAGCACAAGTTGGACAAGGTAAATTAGAACATATTTTAATTATATTATCTATCAATTCATTTTTTATTTTTGAAAATGATTCTTCTTTCACGTGTATAGACAAACTATGAAGTGTGGACCATATAATGGGTCCCCAAACACTTTTTTTCATTATTAAATAAATACATATAAAAAAATAAATGATAAATTGTATAAACGTTCCATTATGAATATGAGTGATGCCTTGAAATGGTTAAATGAATCAAAAGAAGAATCAAAAGAAAAAACCTGTTATATTACCAAAGAACCCATTAAAGACGGCATTACGTTAAAATGTGGTCATGAATACGAATATGACGCCCTTTATTCCCATTATAAGGCTACGCAAAAAAATATGAGTTCTCATAATTGTCCCTATTGTAGATCCACGTTTAAACAATTTATTCCTTATTATGAAACCTCAAAAATCGCAACCAATCAACGGATCAATGTGATGCATCGTAATACATATTTAACATGTCAATATGTGTTTTCACAAGGAAAAAACAAGGGGTCTAAATGTAATCAATGTGCTCATCGTTTTCTGAACGGTAATTTTTGTACGACACATCGTAATCGAAAAAAAAGAGCGACGAAAATACCAAAAGACAACATACCATTTTGTACGCAAATTCTATGTAATGGAAAATCGTGCTCCTACAAGGTATATGACAACGAAACTATGTTATGTAAACGTCATTATAATTTAAAACAAAAAAAGGAAAACAATTAAATAAATGACATAGTATAATATATATGGATAGAGAGTTAGTTCAAACCATCAAAACGTGGATGGATGTGGAAAGTAAAATTAGTTCATTGAGTAAAGAATTACGAGAGCTACGAAAGACAAAAAAAACGTTAAATGCGTCATTGATGGAAGTCATGAAAGAAAATGAAATTGATTGTTTTGATTGTACGAGCGGTCAAATTACCTATACCAAAAACAATGTGAAAAAATCAATCAATAAAAAATATTTAAATGATATATTGGGAAAATATTTTGAAAACACTCAAAGCGACGAAGCGGAAAAATTATGTAATTTTATATTGGATAATCGTGATGTTCAAGTTCGTGAAAATATTAAGTTGAAAAAGAAAAATATTTAAAATAGATATATAATAAGGAAGAATGGAATCTGAAAACAAAAAAAAACACCCACCAGTTGAACCTGTTGTCACAACCAGTGGTGGAACAGGTTCAACCACAAATGCATTTTTTAAACAGTTACAAAATACAAAAATGGGAAGAATGTTGGTTTTTATCCTTCTTTTTACATTTATATTCAAGGTGATTAATTATATTTTATCCTTTTTTAATATTGGACAAGAGTTAATCTATACCTATATGATATGGTTTATGATAATGTTTTTTTTGTTTGTTCTTTTACCAATGACCCGAAGTTATGTGAAGTTACCAAAAATGCAAACGACAGAATCAAAACCAAATTCTACTGGTGGGACGATGGAGGTAGCGAATGCGGTGGAGCGACAGCAAGAGGCCGGGACCGCCGGACAGGTGGAGACGACGGCAGGGAACCCAGTAACGAATAATGATTACAATTCACTAAATGGAAGTGGTCGTAGTGATGGTGGAGGTGGAAAATAAATACATAAAGTAGTTACGAATGCACTTATGAAACAACCGACTCCATGAAATAGGCATCAATCACTATCATAGTCTTTAAGTTTATTTGTGATTACATATATAAAATTGATTTAAATATATGTAATCAAATAAAGTAAACAATATAAAGGATCATCATGGAAAAAACAATTCGAACAAAAGTGAACGATCATAGTGAACTCATGAAAACAAATATTCAAAACTGGCTTCAAGAAAATGGTGCAACTGTTGTGTTTTCCAATCAAAATCGAACAAGTGAATTCATACAATATATTATGGATTTTCCCAATATAGAATTAAACAAAGAAGACTTTCAAAAACGGAAACGACTCAAAAACAATGTACCTGATTATAATCGATGTATTGCCTTAAAATGTAATGGAGAACGATGCAGTCGCAAGCAGAAAAACGATCTTGTTTCTTTTTGTGGAACTCATTTGAAAGGAGCGAATTATGGAACAACGCAACAAAATACAAGTAATGTTAAAAAAGAAACGATTCAATTATGGCTTCAAGAAATAAACGGTATTTCAAGATACATTGATAAAAATAATAATATTTATTGCATGGAAGATATTTTGAATTCGGTCAAAGAGCCTCGTATTATAGGTCAATATGGAAAACGAGAAGACGATACTTATTATATGGTACGAAAATAAAATTGAATTTATTCTATTTTAGAATGGAATATAAACACATTGTTATGCAAGCGCTTTCAGAAATTCCGCCTAGTTGTGGTAATGGAACAGTATATCCACTCATTCGTCAACGCAAACTCACCGTCCAAGATGTCAATCAAGTTCCACAAGGATCTTGGAACATTTATACAATTCCTTTTGGTATGGAGTCATATAAGATGTTTGATATTCAAGTACTCATTCATGACAATGAAGTGTATATGAAACCAAAAACCCCCTATTTTAATGCTGAATTTGAAAAACTATTTAATTTTGGAATTCAGTGTAAACATTATGACGAACAAAAGGTGATTAAAGTAAAAAGTCCACCTGATTATTATAAAGATTTCAATATATAATTTGATACATGTTATTTATATTCATAGAATTTAAAGATAGTATTTTTTATTATTTATGAATGTAGAAGATATATTGATAAATTTAAAGGTGATTGAAACGATCGACGTGAATCAAAAATTAAATTCAAACGGACAATACTTAAATATAGAATATGAAAGTATTGTTCCGGAAGGAGTTCGACGCTGGATACGTCGTGATAATCGCCAATCAATGCTTAGAAAAATTAGAAACGTTATTCAAAGTGCGATTGATAAAATAGATCAACAACAATTAGATTCCAATGATGAATATGAAAATTCTAATCTGGACGAAATTCAAAAGTACTTGACAAATTCAAAACAAGGATTAATCAAGTTGAAACAAACGTATTCCAATTGTAGTCAAACATGCGCGCAATTGGACGTGATGATGGATACAATAGACAATATACAATAGATGTTTCGTTATTTCATCATACTACCTAAACGATCAAATTGTTTCCTATATTCAGGAAGCATTTCAATAAACGCAAACAATAAAGTGAAATCAGCAACATAGCTTATGGTAGTAAATGGTATAAATTTTTTGTCTTTATATGAACCATACGATGGAATAAGTAATACTAATTTTCGCATATAAAATACAAGTATTGTTAAAAATAAGGTTTCAAAGAATACTAGCAATAATAATTGAATGAATTTCCAAGTGGATTTTGTGTTTTTTTCTAACACGATGTCTAATTGATTGATATCTTTATAATAGGTTTTGTTTAATATGGTTGCTACAACAAAACTCAATACGAAGAATATGAACGAATATTGAATCATTTCAATGATTTTGAATTTACGAATATTATCCATAGATGTTAATTGTAAAAATCGTTTATTGAAACTATAGGCACCCATTATATTAAATATGTATTATAATTTATTTCATTCAACTATGTTTAACAATATTTCTTCGTAAATCGATTTGCTTTTTTCAAAAGCTTTTTGTATGTATTTGTCTTTTTTTTGTTTTTTTGATTACCTTTTTTATTTTGTTTTCCTAAATTGATATTCAAATAATATTGAGCGGCTCGGTACCCAACGCACTCTTTTTTACCGTTGTATTTATTACATAATGGATACTTTAAACGTTTCGGTTCTAAAAAACAAGAACTACCGTATTTTTGTATGACTCTTTTACGTGATTTTACACTATGTGGTTTTATGTTTTTCCAGGATTTTACCATCTTTATAGTATAAATGATTATATTTTTTGCTGAAAGGTATTACAATAAGGACAATATAAGAATCCAACTGTTTGAACTATTTTAGAGTTCTTATATTCTTTATAACATTTTTCGTGGAAAAAATGATTGCAATGATTTGTAACAATACAAGGTTCCCTATTTAAATTTTCCAAACAAATACAACATTCTTCTTTATTCATGTGAATCAATTCATTTTTAACAATATATGGTTCATTCATACGTTTTTTACGGAAAAACCACGCACATAAATTACACATATAATATATAGGTCTATAATGCTTTTTTCTTTCCCCAATAATCAAAAGAAGAAACATTCTAAAAATGATATATCTCTTAATAACGTTCACAAAAACCCAAATTTATTTGCAAGGAATCATAGAAAAATAAAATCACCTAGAAAAATATTAATATTTGGAATCGGTGTTCCAAAAGTAGATAAAGTACCTAAAGAAACAAAATCCCCCATGATCAATGATTTAGAGAATGTGGAAAATAAAATCATAGAAAAAAATGATGAACTTGTAGAAGAAGAATATGAAGACGATTCCAATGTAGAGTATTATGAAGAAGAGAGTGAACAGGGCGAAGAAGGCGAAGAAGAAGAAGGCGAAGAAGAAGTCGAAGAAGAAGTCGAAGAAGAAGAAGGTGACGAAGAAGAAGGCGAAGAAGAGGGCGAAGAAGAAG